GGAAGGTTATACTTTTCTTTTTGTTTCTTATCTTCTTCCAGTTCTTTTTCATACTCAGGTGTGAGGTTTATTAGTTCAACCTCAACATCTGAAATCTTTAATATATGTCTAAATGTGTTTGTTTCCGGTGTATAAACTATCTCTGTTTCGTCTATCTTGGTTTTTGAAACTTTTGACAAATCAAAAACGTGTTTTGTCCTTTCGTTGCAACCTGTGCACATCACTACGGATTCGTACACGTTGCCATAGCCGGTCGTCCTAGCCTTCAAAAGGATAGCCATTTTGTCTTCTTCTAGGAACATGTCCGCACTTAAATTATCATCCAAGAGGAGACTATCAATCAGCTTTTCAAAAGCACTAGAATCAGATTCGGTCACAGAGGACAGAATGTCTTCCTCTTTCGCGGTCATGTGCTTTATCTCTACCCTCTCCACTGCAGAAAGTGGACTGGTCAGCGGATAGTAGTTTCCCGAGGAAGGCAGGTCAACAAATTCAGTTGGAACAACAAAAGATAATCCAAAAGGGTTATCTGGTTGTTTTGGCGCCTGAGGCTTGGGTACCTCAGGCTCCTTTTGTTCTTCTTGTTTGGGGGACTCTTTATACTCAGAGTTGGTTTGTGGTTTTAACTTTCTAGAATTTCTAGTCATTATTACTCGCTTTCTTTTTTATATATTGTAACAGGCAATGGTTAATACTTTAAGACTTAATTGTTGTCGGTATTACCTGGTGTGGGGTTTACACTGGGTGTCCAAACTCCGCCCTTCTTAACGGTGATTTCTGCAGGGTTTAGTTCCGCCCAGTCGTACTTTATTCCAACTTGAATGTTAATGCCGTCATCTGAGGTGTAGTCCAAGCTGTCAAAGTTAACTGAAGTTATTTGTGGGTTATTGATTCTCCACGATTCAATAATTTCGTTTGAACCTTCAGCTGATATCTGGTCTATTCTTATAAAGTTGCCCAAACTCTCAACCATGGCCTTTTTGGATATAGTTCTTTTACCTGCGTCGTCGTCTAGAACCTCTGTTGGCAAAACATAACCTGCAGACTTTATGATTGAATACAAGGAGTCGGTGGCGTCTGGGTTGACTGGGTCGACCAAGGTGACACTAATGTCCTGCCATGTAACTCTACCAGGAAAATGAAACTGATGCTGCAAAAAGTTATGTGCAGATGAGCCTACCTGAAAAGAAGGCTTCGTTACTGATTTGATTATAAACTGTGGTGCTCCTGCAAAGTACAAGAGCCATCTAAACTTTCTTTTTGGCTCGATGTTTGGTTGTGTCCAAAAGTTATTTCCTGACATATTATAGGTCTCCTAATAGTATATAGTTACGTCGCATCTTTTTTTTAGTCATCAAAAGAGGCGCCGGTGTTTGTTATTACAAAGTCAACTGCAATGAATTCTATGGAGCGCGCTGGCTTCAAGAAAATCTTTGCGTACATCACATTTCTGTCTACTAAATCCGGGGTGGTTGTAGTGTCATCCAAGACAACCTTGAAATCAGAAAGGCCAAATCGGGTCTTTATGCTTTGAAGTTCCGGTACGACAGCGTTGATGAATCTGTTCCAAGTTTCCTGTACGTTCTGCTCGAAGAGAAGATTGTTCGATATTCTAGAGACAACCTTTTTGATGAAGATTAACAACCTTCTAACGTTGATTCTGTCTAGGGCCGACTGAGTCGACTGGAGCGTCTTCTGTCCGAACACAACCAATCCTTCCGATACGAAAGATGCGATTGGGTTAATGTTTGCCTCATATAGAGTGTCTCTATCTCTCGATAGAAGCTGCTCAGATACCTGAAGTACAGGAATTCCTGCATTTCCTTGATTGAGGCCGCCTCGATTGAATCCGGCTGGTGCGAACCAGACTTCATCTCTCTTTTCGGTGTAAGCCATGACGCCGAGAGCAACAACTGAAGGTGGTACCCACACATCCCTTGAGTTCTGATCATCTCTAATCTTGCACCAAGGATAGTAAGCAGCACCGTAAGAAGAATTCAATTGTCTCTTCACGAGAGCAGCTGAAGCCTTCTCTGGTGTTGTCTGTATTCTCTTGTCGAAACTATCACATGCATCTTCCGAAGGAGGAACATAAACACTTGGCAAGTCTATGATGGCCAGTGAGTCTCCTCTCGCTTCACACGCTCTAACTAACTTAGTAGTAAGCGAAGTGTTTGTGATACCTGGCAATAGGGCTAGGTTGTGCTCAATTGCTTCAGCATCCTTGACCAATTCAATTGCTCGGTCGACTGACGCGTATGCATAAGAGTTAGCGGTTGTTTTTCCATTTAACGTGTTGTTGTTAAATGGGTTAGCTTCAGTTATATCTGTTCCGTCGAAGCCGCCAGCTAGAGGGACATGGAATCCCTTTACAATTTCTGTCAATGGTCGAAGCGCGGACGCTTTACCAGAGGCTGCTGCGAGGACACCGGAAAAACTAGCAGGGCTTACCCCTCCAGTGAACTTGGCTGGCACAGTGGCGTTAGCAGTACCTCGCAAGGTGCCACTAATGTCTTTGTCACCGGTGGTACCGGTGGTACCTTGGGTCAAAGTCACAACGCCGCCGTCGACGGATACCAGAATCTTTCCGGCGTGCCCATTCGTATGTTCGATCGCCAACTTGAGACCTGCAGCTGCAAGTGTTCCGTTTGTTCTGTTGAAAGTAAGGTCGCCGGAGGCCTGACTATTGCCTCCGGCAGCGCGATAAGAAACCGAAGTTCCGTCTGCAGACAATAATACCAATGTCGCGTTGTCAGTTAACTGTCCCGAAAGCGTGATTACTGCAGTCGAGAAGGTACCGTTCTTGGAACCCGACTCATATCGAGCGACCGATACTTCAGAAGCTCTTGTTATACTGGCTGTGGCTATATTGTTAACAGGGGATGGCACTAGGACAACTTCGTCCATTGAGAAGCTGAATGCATGCTCTGTGATGTTCGCTGTTGCCGTGCCGTCATCCTGGTCCGTAGTTAATTTGGCTACATCGAGGTCTGCCAATCTACGAGTGTGGTCTGAATAGCCCGGGTTTATTTCTTCCGACACTTGTGCAGCGTTGCCCGAGACATAAGTTCTCTTGTAAGGCGTGGCTCCCATGTAATACCCAGAATCAGAAGACCCTGTTATGACCAGCGGAAACTCTCCCCATGAAGCGGTAAGACCGAGAACAGTATTCAACGCGACATTACTGTCTATCCAGTGGCCAGCCGTAGCCTTAGCGAAATCTATAACGCTAGCGTTTGCATCATCCGTGAGAGTCTTTGGAACTATTGGACCCAAGAAGCCGAAAGGAACGGTTTCTTTGTTGGATGGTCCTTGTCCTGCGTCGAATATCCTGTCCATGTCCACTCGTACAAGTTCAGAAATATTTGGGTGCGTTCCGTACAGCTTGTTTCTTTTTTCAGTTGCGGACCACTCAAAGTACTGATCACCAATCATCTTTGCGACGTAGTTATCAGAACTAGGATTTAAGTTGCAATTATCGAATCTTTCAATCTCTTCCAAACGAGTGCTGGTTATTCTCTTCACTACAACACTGAAGGTGCCATAGAGTCTATCTCCCTGCTCACCTTCACGTGGAATAGTTATATCCTCTATTGCGGTGATTAAGTTTGAGTTAGCCTCTGCACCTTCTTGGATTGCAATCAATCTAAAAAGCTTTTGCTGAGAAGCCACACTGAACGTGGAATTGTCCATCGCTGTATCGTTCCCGACAATCCATCCAGTTCTAGCTGCATTTAAAGAATGCTTTGCAGAACGGAACACTGCCATCTCGTCATCTAATTTGAGTACTACTGCGGCGCGTTTGTTGGAGTCGGTTATTGAAGATTCAAACTTTCTGATTGATTCTTCAAATGTTTCTCCGAGCCAGTATTCATCAGCAAGAGTTTCAGACGCTGGTGTCATTATTCTTGAATTTGTAGCCACTGGGTTTGTATTGAAATCTTTTCTTATCTCTTCTGCTAAAAACTTTACTTCTTTTGTTCTACTGCTTGAACCAGACAGCATCAAACTTAGCCGATTTGACGTTGAACTAAATAAAACAGGAGTTCCTGGATCAGCTGTGTGAGTGGTTGAACCTGAAAGTGACTGGCCTTTCAGTTTTATCTGGAAATCAGCCGAGGTACCATAAAAGACACCCGCCAGCTCAAGCTTTGGAGAAGACGCTGCCATCGTCGCAGCAGAGCTTGATGCGAACATGAACAGTCCCCATGCGTTTGTGGCTTTCCAACCTGGCTCACCTGCAGAGTCTGCAACTGAATCTTCACCGGGGACGCCGGCGAGACGCACGACTGTCACTGGAGAGTCTATTCCTGCTGATAAGTAAGCTTTCGCTGCATACGGCAAATAAGATTCTGCCAAGAGATCAGTACCCTGTCTCCAGGGGTCATCCCCTTCATTCCCGGGCATTGGTTTACCAAATACTCTCTCGAATTCTTCTAATGATTTTACTTTATAAGGTTTCATCGCTGGGCCTTTTCTGGTGCGACCTATAATGACCGGACCGATACCCGGTGCCTGGCCAGGAAGTTGGGAATTATCTATCTCTTTAAGAAAGACTCCTGGTGAAACAAATCTAAATTTTCTAGATGCCATATTATCTTCTCCTTTTTGAGGGGGACATACAAATGTTATTTTACTTAATAAATAGTTTTTGTATGTTCTAACGGAAAGAAGAAAAAGAAAAGCCCGCCAAAAAGGCGGGCTGAGGTAGGAAATTCAAGAACTAGGTGGGCTATATTACTTCTTGATATACTGGATTATGATTGCATCGTCATCTTCTGGCTCTTCTGCAAACTTGACTAATTTGTTTGCGGTTGAACCCGAAGTCAGAAGCTCATAGTCGAAAGTACCAGCGATGGAGCCTGACTTGACCTGCAACATGCCATTCAAATAAACTTGAAGTGACCCAACTACGATTTCTTCGTCGAGTGGGGCGTACAGTCCGCTGTAAGACGAACCAACTCGTTGCAAGTTGGTGGGACCAGAACTACTAGCATACAAACCAGCAGAACCAGTAGAGCCCGAGAAATGCTGAAGTTGGTAACTGATTGAGATTGCGGCAGTTGAGTCGTTAACTTGTAACCCGTCGCCTGCGCCTAACAAATCAGCAATGTTTTGCATTGTCGCCTTCTTCATCAAGTGGTTAGTACCACTGTCACTAGCATCCGCGAAGAGGACACCGTCTGCAGCTGCCAGAGCTATATCAGAGCCTTCGCTAGCATCAAGTAAATTGAGTTCCGACGCGTTTGCGGTAACCGCGGTTCCGCCAATTCTCAACTTGCCATGATTGATATCAAGGAAGCTCGAACCGGATACAATGCCGCCGGCGGTCAAAGTACCATCTAAATCAATGTGAGACATTGAGAACTGGCCTGAACCAGAAACAGTTGTTGCTCCCGCAATTGCACCTGCGGTTGTGACACCGGCAGAAAAGACTGCGCCAGCCTGGAAAGTTGGTACGCCTTCGACATTCAAAGTACCATCAATATCAGTGTTACCACTCGAATCAACAGTAAACTCTGTATTTGTTATAGAGCCAACCGTTAGGTCACCAGAAGCGTCGATGGTCGTAGCGCCAGAAATGGCGCCACCGGCGTTGATACCAACAGCAACAACGGCACCTCCACTGCTTACAGTGAAGTTTTCGTTTGCAGCACTAATTCCAACTGCCAAAGATAATTGACCAGAGCCAGAAATAGTAGTTGCACCAGCGATTGCGCCGGCATCTGTAATACCTCCAGAGTTGACATCAAGTGTCTTGACAGAAGTGTCGCCGTCAGCGTCGACAGAGAAGCCAGTCATTGTGATTGTACCCATGGTAAGGTCACCGTTGCCATCAATACTTGTTGCACCAGCAATCGAACCACAGCCAGTAATGCCTTGGCTGCCCATAACCAGAGCTTCTGCTTGCGTACCAAGAGAAGTTAAGCTTGAGTTAACTACAGAACTCCCGAGAGTTGTTGCACTAAGGACAGAAGCGTTGTTAATTGCGTAGTCACCACCAGTCTGGATGTCGAAACCAGCAGTTGAACCACTAGCCTTCAAGCGCCCACCGTCGGCCGCGGCGACCAAAGAGATGTCCGCTCCGAGTGTAGATCCAGAAATATACAGACCAGCGCCTGCATTGGATGCTCTAGAGCCGCTATTGCCGCGGGCGATCTCAATCAAACTATCTTCCACTAGAAGATTTGTGGTTTCAACCGTTGTCGTGGCGCCGTTTATGGTAAGGTCACCAGTTACGG